ATGGTCTTCTTAGGAATAGCTCTTGGAGTATTGATTTCGGTGTTCTTCATACTTTGGAATAATCGAACTGTTAATGCAGAATTTGAACGTGACCTGGACGAAGTTCGAAACCTTCGGTCGGCGAGTCTCACTGAACCTGTTCGCATTCCGATTGCCATGATAGCTCAGGACATGTTACCACTTTTCGCACAACTTAAAATCGACAACAAAGTACGGATCGACATTGTCGGAAATGACGCGTCCAACGGTCATTACTCTCATTCGGACAACGGACCCATGCTTGTTGAAGGCATCAGATCATGGCTCAAATCTGGAGCGTCTGTTCGATACTTGATAATTGATTCTCGCCCAAGTAAAGAAAATAATCTTCAGAGTCTTGTGACAGAATTTCCGGAGAACTTCAAAATCGATTACATTGATCCGGCAACGCTCCCGAGCGAGAAACTCGCATTGGTGGAAAATGTCGCCGATAGACATCCGACCTTGTTGAGTAGTGATGGCTATTTTGCGCTTTGGTTGGAGGGAAAACACCCTCGTGGGTCCAAGTACGCGTACAACGTAGATTTTTATTCGCCGGAAAGTTTAAGAAACCCGGCACACAAAAAGATTTTCGACTACTATTCAAATCTGGTGACGGAAGTGACTTGCAGCGAAAGTTCTAGGGCGCTAGTTTCCGCATAGGTCGAAATCTAAGCGGGGCATTGTTCGTGGGAAATTTTCCGGAATTCGCCGTATTGGCTCAAGTCGCTGCGGTTGCTGCATTGGTTGTCACTGCTAGCATTTTGAGTGCTGGTAGTTTCACTCTCATATTTGCCGTTCAAAATGCGTTAATCAAGTACGATTCGGAGGGAAATGTTCTTACTTTTGATGAAAGTGCCGTAGACCTACGTAAAAGAATGCTTCGCTTCCCCAGGAAGGCGTGGCGTTTTTACATTTTTTCAACCTCTACTGTCGTCGCTATGGTAAGTTGCGTTGCGTTAAGGGAGTTTCCTGACACTTTTGGGATTTTCTTCTGGCTTTCATCACCAGTTGCCGATCTCATAATTAACCCAGTAACAATAACAGCAAGTTTGCTAGTGTTGGCGAGCTATGCTGTCTTTCTCGGTCACTCTGTACTGACATATAAAAAGTTATACTCTCAAATTGCAATTAGTAAATACAACCTGTAGTTGCAAAGTGCTCTGAATATTGTAACATGAAGAATACTTCCGAACTTGCGTTGAGCTGGCTTGCTTGCAGTGATGAAAGCCAGCCCTCTCAACACAAGGAGAGGATAATGAAAAATTCAACCTTCTACCGGGCGCTTTCATGCCCGGAGTGTCCGCCTGCAGCCATTGTCCTGGCATTTGTACTATTGCCAGTTGGTCTGTTCTTTGTGGGACTGTGGGCGGAGGCGATAATTCTTCTCGCACCAATGACGATCTGGTATTCAATTGTCTTGATGGACGGGGAATAATGCAAGGAGCCTCTGTTTCGAGGCTCCTTTTTCAATTCTAAATATCTCTATATGTTTGGTGTTTAATACTGTATCTGAATTGATCGCTGATACATTTTTTATAAAAATTCCAATTGGAGACTTGCTTCATAGCGCAAATTCGGGCAGTTGACTGGAATCGTGTTTGTACTTGTCTTGCGTATCACATTGAAACTCTATTTGACTACCGGTCACAACATCGGTCAATATGATGATTGTTTTCTGCGTGTTTCATCAAGCAAGAAGAACAAAGGCTTTATCTGTGATGTATCATCCTGGGAGATTTCCTGACAAGTTCGGCCTCTATCCCGCTCGAGTGCACCACACAAATTTCGAGCTGACTAGCGGCCACCTCATGGCTCTGGATGATGGTCGTCAGACTTGCCCACATAATCAAGCAAGGAAAACAAAGGCTGGATGAGCGAATTATCGTCGGACTTGATGCCATGACGCCTTCGGCCTCTGTCTCGCTCTTGTGCACCAAACGATATCATGACCACTAGACAACAGAATGGCTCAGTTGAGCCATTCTGTTTGTGTGACCTGAGTAAAATATGCAAACACCCCCTGGGAGGCCGAACTTTCGTCTGCTGGGATCTTGATCTGGTCGAGCTTGCCTTCGTCCAATAGGCGAAGGAACACTTGGTCGCAGATCTCCAAGTGTCGCTGAATATGTTCATTTTCGTTCATGACCTGAATCTATCAGACTTAGGCAAATGAGTCCTGTGAACAAAGGAAAAGGGCGCGGAAAAACCACGCCCTTTTGAGCAAACTGCTGCCCGTCTTCAGTTCAGTGCGTCATCCACGCATGGATCGTCCATTCTGAAGGTGACGCCCACGAAGGAGAGCATACCATCATCAGTCCGTTCGGTTTCCAGGCTGACATCTTCGTAGCCACAGGCTACCAGGGCGACCTGAACTTCCTGAGCTTCAGCCAAGTCTGAATACCAGGACACGGAGAGGCTCATGGACGGAGGGGCCGAAACCGAAATCGTCAGCGGTTCAGCGGTCCCGACCAGCAAGGTCTCTGCTCCGGCTGTCCCAGCAAGACTGGCCAATACGCAGCAAGCTACTAAAGTTTTCTTCATCCTGTCATCTCCTATCACCCTTACCAGACGATGCCTGGTTTCAAAGGGTGTGTAAGAGACGACTCCGCAGATAGTATCCCAAATTTCTCAGATATTTCAACTACTAGGCAGCTTGCTTTCGCCATCTATGCATTCTTCCATCAGTCTGAGCAGCTTGTTGGGTGAAGGGATATCAACCTCAGTCATGGAAGTTCGGCCTCTTTCCCACTCTTGTGCACCACACAAATTTCGAGCTGACTAGCGGCCACCTCATGGCTCTGGATGATGGTCGTCAGACTTGCCCACATAATCAAGCAAGGAAAACAAAGGCTGGATGAGCGAATTATCGTAGGACTTGATGCCATGACCCCTTCGGCCTCTGTCCCACTCTTGTGCACCACACAGGAGGGTCACGCAACTTTCAACCTTCGTGACCCATGAATACGGCTCAAACGCTGGCTTTCTTCCGGACACTGTCCGGTTCGGCCAGACGTTTTCGATGATCATGCGTTTTTCAGCGCGATTCGCATTTTCATAAAGCAAAACAAGGCTTTTTCGCAGTTCGGCCAGTTTCTCTTGGTATGCCTCTGCAGCGGCAGAGTCAGGCATCCTGTCAAGCTGGTCACGCAGCTCCACGACACGCAACTGGACGGTGTGTCGTTTTCTTTGAAACGCATCCGGGCTGAGCGTCCCGTCGATAACCAAGTCTTCCAGTCGGTCAAGCCTTCGTTCCTCGTCGGCGATTTGAAGCGACAAAGCTGCCCGCTGCTCATCTAACGTGACGATGGTGTCCGGGGTCTCAGCCTCGGCCACCTTCTTGGCGGCATGCGCAGTCAACTGCAACTGGCGCAGCTCTGCCAGGATCGCATTTTCCAGAACATCTTCGCGAACCGTCTTTGTCGAGCAGGACATTTGTTTGCAGCGGTAATACACATGTCCCTTCTGCAATTCCGGCACCATCGCCTTGTCGCAAAGACCACAGCGAAAGATGCCCTGAAGTAGGTGATTGTGGCGGGTTGACTTGGGGCCAGAGCGTTCAGCGCGTATGTCCTGCACGCGCTTCCAGGTCGCGACCGGAACGATGGGTTCATGTATACCTTCATAGGTTTGCCCGCTGCTCTTGATGTACATGAGGCCGATGTAGAAAGGATTTTGGAGGATGTTGCCGAGACCGCAGAGGGTTAGCTTGCCGCCGCGCGTGTTGCGAAGACCCCGGCGGTGCATTTCGTCGAGTAAAGAATTGTATGAATACTGGCGGCTGGCGTAGAGCTCGAACAATAGCTTGATGAGTGGCGCGGTTTTCGGGCACGGAATCTTGGGTTTGCCACCACCCTGGTTGAGGTATCCCGGCGGCGCACCCCACGGAAACAGGCCCTGCTTCAAACGCCCGGTCATTCCTTTGATGCATTCTTCGCGCAGGTTGAAGATGTAGTCTTCGGCGATGACGGCTTGCAGGTTGGCCGCCAGCCGACCACCACGAGATTTGAAGTCCAGGCTTTCGGTGGCAAAGAAGATGTCGATTCCAAGGCTGGGCAGTTCAGACACGAGCGCCCAGTCCCGCAGGTTGCGTGCCGACCGGTCGATCTTGTGCATGATGAGACCAGCGGCTTTGCCCTGCTTGAGTTGCCGGAGCATCTGGTTGAAGATCGGTCGCCCCCGTTTGGCGGCGGTTTCTTTTTCCTCGAACCATTTGATTACCGAGAGATTATGCTGACTCGCAAAGACCGTGATGGCGTCTTTCTGTGCTTCGAGTGATACACCCTCGCCTTGCTTCTGGGTGGATACCCGAATGTATCCAAAACACGGTTTCATACGTCAGAGTTAGTGTCCTCGGACTCTACCAGATCTTCAGAATTTTGCGAATCCGGCCACAGCCATTTGCCGTCGGCCAGGAGGCGTTCATAGACACGTTGGCAGATTTCCAAATGGCGCAAAATGTGTTCATCTTCAGTCATGTGGTCATCGTACTTGAACCACGGATGCCGACTAGCAGCCGTACTATGGAGCGCGATGATACGGTGGATACATTGTTGCAGAGAATGGCTTCAGCCGCTCGCCTTCGTGCATCAGCCACACGGCGGCGCGATGGTTCGGCTGGTTCTGGAAATCGCGCGCAGAAAAAGGCGGCAGCATTCGCTCGAACAATGGCGCGTCATTGGCTCCGACACGGTAGACAATCATCGTGCCAACATTGCCCAAGATGGCGTCACGCACTTCCACGTCGGTCTGAGAGAGGTGCTGATGTGCCAGGATTAGGCCGAGCCCATACTTGCGGGCCTCCGAAAGTAGCCCGGCGAACGACTTCGTAGTGAGGTTGTGGAATTCATCGACATAGAGGAAAAAGGGACGGCGCGCGGTCTCAAGCTGCCCGTGCCGAGTGAAAGCCGCCTGCATGATGCTTGACGTGATCAGTCCGCCGAGGATGTTCGAAATGTCCGCCCCCAATCGGCCTTTTGCCAGGTTGACGATCAGGATGTTGCCGCTGTCCATGATCGACCGGAAGCTAATTGGTTGATCTGGCTCGCACAGCGCGGTCCGCACGATTGGATGCGCTAAAAATGCCCCAATTTTGTTCGCAACCGGCGAAATACCGTCAGCGCTGGTCTGGTAATTGAGACTGGGAAATTCTTCCTTCCAGAAAAAACGCACCTGTGGATCGGTGAGAGCTTCTGTAACTTGGCGTCGGAAGCCTTTGTATACGAAGAGTTTCATGAGGTCGCGAAGATCAGCGCTCGGCTGCTCCAAAAGCGCAAGAACGGCATAGCGCAACAGATGCTCCATCCGCGCGCCCCATGCGTCCGGCCATTGCTTTTTTAACGTTTCGATCAGCGCTGATGCAACTAACGGTCGATACTGCTTTGATACGCGCTTGAGCGGGTTGTATCCGAGGCGACACGTAGGGTCGGCGATGTTCCAATACAGATGATCGGTTTCCAGCTTTTCGTGAAGGCTCTCGGCGAGATCACCATGGGGGTCGATCAGGCAAAACCCGTTGCCCTGCCTGGCATCTTGCCATGCCATATTGAGCAAAAGCGTCGATTTTCCCGTACCAGTCTGCCCGATTGCATAGAGATGCATCAGCCGATCCGAATGAGTGATCCCAAAAGAAACCGGGTCTTCATACCGGCGATGGGCAAGACCGAGGATTGTGTGTGTGCCAGAACGCATTCCCTTATTGTCCCGGTCGAAAGACCGACCAGCTAGCAGAGCACATATCACCCCGTGTGATCCGGTGACTGCTATCGCCCGGCACCCAACCACGGCATCATGGCAACAGATCAGTTCTTTCACGCATCGCCTTCGGCGGAGCGGCCAGGAAATCCTTCCTGCCCGCTCCACCCTGAAGGAGATGCATCATGGGAAATCTGCAAGAAGCAATCGAAAGCGACATCGGCTCGGTTCCGCGTTGCCGAACCTGCGGTTCGGAACGCGTCGCCAAAGACGCATGGGCCTGCTGGAACCCGGAATTCGGGCTCTGGGAATTGGAGACCGTGTTCGATCAGGAACATTGTCACCAGTGCGAAGGTGAGACAAAATTCGTCTGGTCTCGCGCCGAGACGCCACCGCAACTGCGAATCCGGGAGATCAATGACCGTTTTCGCCGTGAAGGGCGCGGCAACGGATCGACAATGCTCACCATCGGCATTCAGGAACGTGGCGGTGAATTCGCGGTGGCTGCCATCAAGGCGGTCAGGTCATTCGAGGACTTCTCGGATGATAACGATCCATGGGGCGAGCACGACTTCGGCGCGGTCGAGATTCAGGAGGAAAAGGTCTTCTGGAAAATCGACTATTATTCCCCTGACCTCACCGCCGGGAGCGAGAATCCTGCCAACGAAGGGATCACACATCGTGTCCTCACCATTATGCTGGCGTCGGAATACTGACATGGCCAAGGATGGTTATGCGGTGTTTGAGCTGGTCTGGGACGGGCGTCCGATCAAAGTGGCGTATCAGGCCGACTGGCTCAATACAGGGCACTGGCACATTGAATTGCGCTCTGACGCCGTGCTGCCGGTGACGCAGACAGGGTATCGGTCACAATTTGTGCCATACAATGGCATTGCCGACGCGGCTGAAGTCGAAGAATACGTCACCGCCTGGCTCAACCACGCGGCCACTGACCCCGCGTGGCAAAAATGCCTGCAGGATGAACGCCAGCTCAAATTGTTCTGAAAATATCCCCAACCCCTATACGCTGCCTGCTTGTCGGGCAGCGTTTTTTGTCGGTGATTGATAATTTATGAAAGAAATGGGGTCTGAAAAACGTCTTAACCTATGCAGCTTCGGTCAGCGCAGCCATCTCTCCGGGGCTCACTCACATCAGTATAGATGTTGCTGAGCCGATTGACGCCGAACTGGCAGAGACAAACACGTAACGACGGGATGTTCGTTTGTTGCCGGACCCATAAGGGGTCCGGATCACGCATACCCGCACGTCACCGAATGTGCGCCGTGCAAAACCGATTTCCGGTCACCTTATCATTCCCGCATATGTCCTGCCCGCTTTGGCAGCTGACGTTCGCAACTTAGACTGATGCTCTATCAGTTTAATCAATAAGATAATGAGCACCCAATTTGCCCAAGACCTGCGTTTGGCGCGGCGCAAGGCGGGCTATACCCAGGATGATCTTGCCCATCTTCTCAGCACCCACCAGTCTGCGGTGTCTGATCTCGAGCATGGCAAACAGCGCCCCACGTTGGAACAGATAATCGAGCTGTCGCTTGTCTATGGCCGGTCCTTCGAATGCTTCTTCGGAGAAATCATGGCCGAGCGGCAACAGCACCTCACGGTTCGGCTTGGCACGCTGCCGCCGATCAACAAGCCAACAGCGCACACCTTTAACCGCAACGGGTCGTTAGAACGCCTCAGGCGGCGTCTCAAAGACCGCGAGAACCATGGCAGCGCTTAAGGTCCTCGCCGTCGCGGTGGCCTCAGGCCGCGCCGGATACGTTTGTCTCGACGGAACGACGCTGCGTGACTGGGGCATTACCGTCAACGCGGTGAAAAGCACAACAGAGATTGCCGGGTTTGTGCAGACACTCGTCAATGAGCTCAAACCCGATGTGATCGTCACGGAAAGATGCGATGAACACTGCCGCAAGGGCAAAAAGGCGAAGACGCTGATCAAATCAGTCGCCGAGATTGCCAGCCACAACTACGTGCTTGACGTATCGGTGGCGCGGCCACGCAATTTCCAGTCAAAGTATGAAGAGGCGGAAGACCTGGTGCAGCGACACCCGGATCTCATGGGATACTTGCCAAAGGGCAAACGACGTATCTTTGATTTTGAGCCACGCGGGATGATCCTCTTTGAGGCGATGGCGCTGGCTGAAGAGGTCCTCCATGGCCCGCCAACCCAGTTCGCCGCTGCCATGGGCTAGCAAGACGGCCAAATACAGTTTGACAAGCTGCAACTAACGGTTGCAGCTTTTTCATATTCCAACGAGGAAGGAACTATCCATGCGATCCTATGAAGCTGCCCGTTCCTATTTCAGTTTTCTTGGTTTCCTTTCCTGGTGCATCATCATTCTTGGCGGCTTCGTCGCTGTTGGCGCGATTGTGGCGATTTCGGAGATGAGCCGAAGTTACGGCGGATCACCCATGGCCGGACTGGCCGGGCTTGTGCCCGGAGTAGGGATCATGTTTGCGGGATTTATGGGTCTGGTGGTTGTGCAGATCGGACGGGCCGGTGTCGATTCCGCTGAGTACGCGCAGCAAAGTCTGCAGATCGCGCGCGAGCAATTGGAGATATCGCGCCAATCGCAGCGATCTGGCATCCAAGGGGCTGACGGGTTTGCAGCCGTTTCCAAGGAAGCCGAGGCCACAGAACAGACCGGACCATCATTCAGCGATGTGAACGTTTCGAAACAAGTGCAAATTGATTTGCCGCCCGAGGCGCGTATGGAGGATGCGTCAGAGAAAAATACAGATCCATCGACACCTGTCTCTGCTCGTGTGGCCCTTGGCTTGGAGGACGGGGTTCTGGAATATGGCGGGAAATCGATTGAGGTAAGGGGCGGAAAATTTCTGGTTGCCGAAATGGCCTTCACCCGCCTTGCAGGCGCTCAGGATTATATCGATCACACCAGCGCCGATACGAGTCCCGAACTCAGTGGCGTTAGACGCTCGTGAAGGAGTGATTGACCCCCATAGGGCACCCCCAACCTTTATGGGTATCTAGTATGGGGAAACATGCGTGAACATTTTGAAACATTGCAGAACAAAAAAGGCCAAGCCCAACCCGTGACTTTATCTGTTTTTCCATATGAAAAACGCATCCTCTCCGCTGCCTTCGGGGATGCTCTGGCCTTTGGTGATTAAACCGGCATGCGCGTTTCAATCTCTCACCACACGGTTCGAAAAGGCTTGGTCCTGAAGACGACGTACTACGAGGTACATCTGTCGGTTGCCTTCACCCATGAAGAAAAACAGATCATCCGGCAAAGAGGGTTGTTGAAAACCAAGTTGCTGGATCGTCGCCCGGCCGATGCAAAGAACGATGCAAGAGACGAGAAGTTTGAATTGCGTGTCGAACACCTGATGAATGAACAGCTTGACCGCTTTCTCTGCGCCAACCCATCGAAGGCAAAAATCTACGAAGACGCATTGCTCGATGTTCTGGGCCAGATGAAGCTCTGGCTCGATGACAACGCCGATACCGGTTCACGAACTGTGGTTGAGTTCTGATGTCACGCAGCACCTCCGGTGATATCGGCGGCATGGTCATAGTGCTGGCGATCTTCGGGATCGTGCTGATGATTGCGATGATCGTCACGCCTGTCGTGCTGGTCGCGATCCCGGCGTATGTCGGCTATCGCCTCTACACCGAAAACCCCAAACGGCTTGAACGACTGGCGCGCGAAGAGACAGAAATCCTGTACAACCATGCGCTGGCCGGTTCGGTGCAATTGACGGACGACGAGATCGAAACGACGCTTGCGCAGCACTGGCCACCGGACTTGCCCGGCTCGCTTCGGATTCAACTTCTGGATGTCGGCAAGGCTATCTTTCAGCAGGAGGGGCTGATGCCGGATGTGCCACCGCTTCCAGCCTTGTGCAATACAGTCGAGGGCGCGCGATACCGCGACATGCTGGCGAAAGCCGGTCAGGCGCGCAGTGACCGCGTGATGGTGATGTCGGCGCTGGAAATCATCAGTCAGGCGCTGGCTCCGATTGCCAATTCCGTGCCGCCGATTGAGGGCGATGTGCTGGTCGAGGTCACCCAGTTCACGCACCCGCTTGGACAGGCCGTGGAGAACGTCATTGCGCCGTTCTTTGCAGACAATGACTACATGCACTTCAAGGGGCTGAAGGACCGGCTTGATGCCAACCTCACCGCTACACATCGCACCAACCCGGTTTATCCCGTCGACTACAAAGGCGATGATGTCGTCGAAGCCTATCTGCGTGGCACTTATCTCAAAAACCTGTTCAGCCTGCGCACGCCATTCTCGATCCCCGAAGACCGTCGCTTTGAACATACCCATATCGTTGCCGGGTCCGGCCACGGCAAAACCCAGACCCTGCAATACTTCATTGCCAAAGACCTTGAGGACGTGGCGCGCGGCGACAAGTCGGTTGTGGTGATCGACAGCCAGGGTGATCTGATCAACACGATTCTCAAGGCCAGGACCCTGCCGCCCGAACGGATCGTGTTGATTGATCCCGAGGACATTCAGTATCCAGTGAGCCTCAATCTGTTCTCGGTCGGCCAAGACCGGCTGCAAAGCTATGATCCGCTGGAACGCGAACGCCTGACCAATTCGATCATCGAGCTTTATGACTTCGTATTGGGCTCGCTGCTGTCTGCGGGCATGACTGCCAAACAAAGCGTGGTCTTCCGCTATGTCACCCGGCTGATGTTCCACATCCCCGACGCCACCATCCACACATTGCGCGATTTGATGGAACCCGGCGGCACCGACAAATACCGCGACCATATCGAGAAACTCGAAGGCACCCCGCGCCGGTTCTTTGAAACCGAGTTCGACAGCAAGGAGTTCACCAATACCAAGACCCAGGTTCTGCGCCGTCTCTATGGCGTTCTGGAAAACCAGACTTTCGAGCGGATGTTCACGCATCCGGTTTCCAAGTTCGACATGTTCACCGAGTTGAACGCGGGCAAGCTGATCCTGATCAACACGTCCAAATCGCTGCTGAAAGAACAGGGCACTGAAATCTTCGGGCGGTTCTTCATCGCGCTGATTACTCAAGCCGCCCAGGAACGCGCCACTCTGCCCGGATACGACCGACTGCCGGTCATGGTCTATATCGACGAAGCCCAGGATTACTTCGACCAAAACATCGGCATCATCCTCAGCCAGGCGCGCAAGTACAAGGTTGGCATGGTGATGGCGCACCAATATCTGGGCCAACTCTCAAATGGCTTGCAGGAAGCCTTTGAGGCGAACACCTCGATCAAACTGGCCGGTGGCGTATCGGCACGCGATGCCCGTGCCCTGGCGGGGCAAATGTCCTGCGATCCGGATACCATCCAGCGCCAGCCCAAGGGTACCTTTGCCACCTTCGTGCGTGGCCTGACTGCACGCGCCGTGCCGATCAGCTTTCCGTTCTTCGTGCTGGAAAACCTGCCACGCGCCACAAAAGAAGAGGTTGAGGCTATCCGGCAACAGTGCCGTGACGCCTACGCAGAACCATGGCAGAGCAAGGCAGAACATGAGGACACACCGCCAGAGGAAGACCCGGAGCCGCCGGAAGAAAACGACCCGGAAGATCCCACGGAGCCTTCGTCGGAGCTCTGAGACGGTCTAGTTTGCCTGCATGACACATGCAGAGACCGACAGTTTGGGACGCGCCACGTTCCATCATATCGCTCCACAAGCAGGTATCCGCCCCACCGCGCGCGAAACCCGCTGGCTCAAGCACATTGAGCGCCACGGCCCACAAAGCTCGCAGTATCTCTACGAGCTGACACGCGACACCCATCGCTGCAAAGACACCGCGCTGCGGCAAATGCAAAAGCTGCGCGCCGGAGGATTCCTGACCCTGCCCAAACAACAACGCGCCACTGACCATGCTGAGTTCAATCCATACATATATGACCTGACGAAACAGGCTAAAGACCACTTGTATGATCTTGGCCTTGCCGAACCCACGGTCCGCCCGACCGGGCATTGGTGGCATGGATACATGACGTCCTGCGTTACCAGTTCCATCGACATCGCCGCCGCCCGCGATGGTGTCCGATATATCCCGGCCCATGATATTCTGGCCATCAAGAATGCACAGCTGACCATTCCCGTTGGGCGATCAAAACTGATCCCGGACCAGCTCTTTGCGCTCGATTATGGCGGCAGGTTCCGGGTTCTCGCTTTAGAAGTGGATCGTGGCACAGAGCCAAAGACGTCTCCAGCCAAGCGGAAAAGCTGGGCACGGTCGATTGAACAATACCGTCAGGTCATTGATCAGAAAATATACAAATCCCACTTTGGTTTGAAAGCCAACTTGCTTGTGCTCTTTGTGTTCACAAGACCAAGCAATGAGCAGCAATTTCTTGAAATGTTAGCCGATGATTGCAGCAGTTTTGCCAGATCAGTGCTGGTTCAATCCGTGCCTCAAAATGGCAGACAAGAGATCGCAAGCACGGTGCAAAGTTACCTATTTGATTGTCCGTGGAACCGTGCTGGCGGCGGCTCTGTCGCCTTTGCCCGTGCGACATAGACTATCCCTTCCGCTTCAGCGCCTCAACAACCTTGCCCTTGAAAGCATCTTTTGACGGCGCCTCCTTGTACAAAATCGCAGCCTGAAGATTGGCGTGGCTCGTGCCTTCAACGCGCTTCAACTTGGGTCGGAATTGGCCCGGCTGTTCGGGGTCATCTTCAAAGACATAGGTCATGAACACAATGTTCACGTTGTTGTTCTTGATGTCGGGAGACCGCATGAAATCGGCCTTTTCGATCACCGTTTGATATACCTGATCTTGGATCACTGCGATAATCTTTGTGCCCCAATGGTGGTGGAAGTATCCTTTGCGGATCAGCTGCGTGATATACCGCTTGTATACGTTGTCCCAATTGAAGCCGTAGGTCGGGCGCTTCGGCAGCTGATCGCCATCTCGCAGCGCTTGGTACGCCGGAAAGACAGAGCCGGTAATATCAATTGCCTGGAGCTCAACTGATAGGAAGTTACCGATGCTGCCATCCGGGTTCTGATCGGCGACAACGAAATCAACATTCCCGAACCCCTTCATCTTCACCTCGGTGGCGACAACGGGGTTTTGAGGCGCGTCAAAGGGCCAGCAATGCTCCACGACCGCCTGAAGCCAGTCAACTTGATAAAACCGCTTGGGACACACACAGATCAGATCGCGTTCGGTGTCCCGTTCACCTTTTGCGTTCTTCCAAAGCGAACATACGGGGTACGGCTCCGTGCCGAGATTGGTTGAACGTTTTGGGCAGCGTGAATCGATATAGGGACAGAGAAAGCCGTTTTCGGACGGGTTGGTTCTGGCGCTCGCGCGTTTTCCCTGAACTTCGGCAATGGCGTCAGGTGGGTCAAACGGCATGCAGGAGGCCATGATCGTCAGCAGGAGCAACCTCGTTCCGCTTCATACCATCAGCAGCCATGACAGCCTGAATAACGGCCCGCCCCAGCAACGGAGGAACAGCATTGCCAACCTGCACATACTGTTCGGTGCGGCTGCCGGAAAAGGTGAAGAAGTCGGGGAAGGATTGTAGTCGTGTGGCTTCGCGAACTGAAAACGAACGGTCTTGCGTTGGGTGGATGTATGCGCCCCAGTGCACGTCGCACTTGGTAAGGATAGTGCACGCGAGATCGGACTTCTTTGGTCGCCCATAGCGTTTTGTGTGATCGCTGCGCTTGGCTTTCTTCATCCCTGCAGGCAGTAGTTCAAATGGGATATCCCTCCATGACCCACCCGGCGGGATGTGCTGCATTCTCTCCAGATTGGTATTGGAGAGGCGCGGTGCGCTGTGGTTCTCAACGACTTGACGATCGCCACGAAGTAGCGTTTGGTACGCATTCTGAGGCCGCTTCGCATATGCCTGCGGACCAAGGTCCTGTCCGTTTTCCAGCGGCGGCAAATCAGAAATGGCATCCCAAACGGTTACGAATGGTTCAAGTTCCGGGCCGTGTGTAGGTGTTGGGAAAAGGATTGGGCAATCTTCTTCCTTGGTCGCGATGAAGAACACCCGGCGGCGTTCCTGTGGTACCCCGTACTCTTCCGCCTTTAGTGGCTTCATATCCACCCGGTAGCCAAGCTTCCGCATACCTGCCTGGATTTCGCGGACAATGCCGCCTCCGGCAATCGATGTGATCCCGGTGACGTTTTCCATCACCAGCCATCGCGGCTGAATCTCTTCCACAATCCGCAGGTATTCCTTGAAAAGGCCCGCGCGGGGATCATCGATACCGCGCTGATGGTTGTATACTGAGTATCCTTGGCATGGCGGGCCACCGGCAATGAGGTCAATCTCACCCGGCTTGGCCCCTGACGCGGAAAGCAGGTCAGATGCGGAGACGTCTTGGATCGGTCCATGAACAAACTTAGCTTCAGAGTGCGTTGCTTCGAATGTGCGGCCAAAGGTTGCGTCGATGTCCTGCCCGGCAAGGACATGTACACCGGCCTGCCGAAAGCCCTCTGATAGTCCGCCAGCACCGCAAAACAGATCGATGGCCGTCCAATCGCGCATTTTTCACCCTCTCCCGCATCTTGTGCGATGCTGTTTGCCCAATACAACAGGTTGCTAGTTGACCTGCAACATGTTTAGCATAGGCGAATAATGTTCACAATATGTTCTTGCTGTTTTCGTTGTGCGATGTTGTCGTGCGGTGAGATCACAAAAAATGCTATCAACCTAACAAGTAGCCAGCCATGAAACTTACACACGCCCACATCCGCAATTTCCGCTCGATCCTCGACTCAGGAAAATTTTCAATCAGCGATCTTTGTTGCCTCGTTGGCAAGAACGAGGCGGGGAAAACAGCGACACTGTCTGCCCTTCAATCTATCCGCCCTTATGGCCAGGCCCAAACGATATTTGACGTGACAGAAGATTACCCACGTAGATTCGCAACCCGATACAAAGAGCGACATCCGCACAGTGAGGCAACAGTAGTCGAGACGTGGTGGCAAATGTCTGACAAGGCCCATGCCCTTCTCGCCGAGGCACTCACATCAGGAGCTCAGAAACTGAGAAACCAGCCACAACCAAAAAAACCTGCGACGCTTGCACGACAATGACACAAATCATAGCATTCAGTAGAGTGTTAAATTGCACCCAAGAAACCATTGCATAGATTTAAAGGTTGCCTGAAATGAAGCCAGTAAACATCCTACACATTTCCGACCTGCATTACAAAACCAGCCGCTCATACGATCAAGGAGTTGTCCTCGACGCCCTGCTGAAGGATGTTTCACTACAGTCAGAATTGGTTGGTTCCCCCGACCTAATAGTTTTCTCTGGAGACCTCGTACATTCAGCAGACGACGAACGAATATACGAGAAACTATACGACGACTTTATCGACAAATTACTCAGAGTAACGAACTGCGATCACACTAGGATATTCTTGACACCGGGAAACCATGACCTTAGCCGCAAGTTCTTACAGAGTCACACCGCTGAACAAAGTGAAGTCGAAGTAAATTCAACCGAAAGAGAGAAACTGAATAAATTCTACTTATCAGGGAGAGCCGCAGAAATTGCGCGTCTAAAGTCAGAAGAGTTTTTCGATTTTGCAGAATTTTTTGAACCCGAAGGAGAAATACACGCTGACGAGATAGTTTCACTCCACGACCTCAACGAATTAGGGGTGTCCATAGTAAGCCTCAATACTGCTTGGATGGGTTGGGCAGGAATTGACAAACGGAGTGACCTGCAACGATTAGCCGTACCCGAAGCGGCTATCTCCAAAATCCTTAAAAAGATCCCGAACAACCGCTACGTTATCTTTAATTTCCACCATCCCTTCGAGTGGCACGCAGAGCATGCAAACCACGATTTCAAGGATCTCAGCCAAGATAAAGGAAACCTATTTCTTTATGGTCACGTACACGATCCGCGCCCCATCGTTTATGCGGGCGAGGATCTCGGAGTAGTGCATAACCAAGCCGGCGCTTTATATACTTGGCGGCAAGACCGTTACCTCGGATATGCCATGATCCGAGTCGAACCAGAGCTCAAGCACACAGAGCTTACCTGGAGATCCTATTTCGACAAAAGACGCGCGTTCGATACTGCGACCAATGTGAATGACAACCTTGGCATCCACTACTCCTCCGAAGACGCCCGCAATCACTTCTCGGAGATAATAGATATACGGAAATCGATACGAATAAATGAATGGGTTGAAGGGAAAGTAAAGCCGTTCATTCTAGAAGAATTTTCTGATGGAATATTGGATCGCCCGACTCCCGAACTATTTGTAGCTCCGCCGCTATCGAAGCTTGTCCAAGACAGTGATTCCAGCGACGACATCGCAGGAGAGGTTGTAGAGCATTCTTGCACAATCGAAGACGTACTTGCTGATGAGTTGAATTATTTGTTCGAAGCATACCCGGAGCACGGCAAAACGGCTATGCTTAATAAATTATGTATGGAGATAGCAAATTCGGCAGCTACGCGCGGTAGCAGCAAGCGCGTCGTACCAGTGTTGCTTCAGTTCAGTGATTTCGTACCAGGTACTAAAAGGGGTGAAAAAGCTGTGCGAGATAAACTTCCCGGCACTCCTGAAGGATGCGACGTCGAACTATTGCTCTCTGAGGGATGTTTCACAATTTGCGTTGATGACGTTGTCTTTTCTGACGGCAGGCGAATGAAGGAACTAAGGGACTTTATATCGAAGTATAAAAATAACAGATTTTTCATAACCACCACGACTGTCCGTCGCCACGATAATCTAGTTCCCAGCACAGGTCTCGGCGCTCATTTCGAAAGAACTAGGCTCCATCAATTTCGCCGACCTGACCTTCGAAAGCTGGTCAGAAAAATTGACGAGGCAAATGGGTCGGAAGAAGAGCTACTGGACAGGGTCATTGCGGAACTTCGCGCCATGAACGTTCCGGCGACGCCACTGAACAGTTCACTGCTGATGGATATTCTATCTAGAGACAGCAGCTTCTCCCCCATAAACCGGCCGACGCTTATCGAGAGATTTATTGAAACGCTTCTAAAGAAACGATCCTTGGGGGAGGTGGAGCGAAAAAAATTCGACTTCCGAAACCAAGTCCATTACTTGGGTTTTGTCGCTGAACATATGTGTCGAACGAACAAGTATGTACTCGACTACGATGAGCTATTTGGTATCACCTTAAGTTATCTGAAAAGCCTCGGGCTGAATTTCGGCGCCCGTGAGATTATAGACAATACAATTCACTCTAAGATATTTTCCGAGAAACGCGGCGAGAATTCCATTTCTTTCCGCTTTAGAGCATTCCTCGAGTTCTTTGTTGCCACTAGAATGCGGGAACAAGGTGATTTTAAGAAGTGGATTTTCGAAGAGAATCGTTACCTGAGTTACCTAAACGAGATCGAATACTACGCTGGGCTTGAAAGAAACGATCTTAGCCTTCTCCAGATGGTGTCTAAACGCCATTTGGCGCATCACCTTTCTGTGTTCGGTGACGTTTTTGACAAAATTCTTGATGATGAGCAATTCTCGAAACTCCCCAACTCCCTTGAAAGCAGCAGACGGTTCGCAGACGATCTTGCCGAGCAGATGAAGGACGCACCGCTTTCCGCGGAAGAGCGTGACGAAGTACTGGACGCGGAGTTACCTCGTGATGCTGAAGGGCGACAAGAGGTGTTTCGCCCCTCTGCCAAAGAGGCCCCTGCGAAATATATTCTATCGCTGTTTATGTATACCTCGCTTGTGAAGAATACTGAATTGATCGAGGATACCGAGAAGAGGTATCACTTGTCTTGCGTACTTAAGAGTTGGTCTTCATCTATTGTTGCTTCATTTCTTTCAATACCGAGCTTGGTCAAAAATCGCCGAATGACTTTGAACGGCCTTACCTATGTGGTTTCGTTTCCGAGGGAGCTTTCCGACGAAGAGGTCGCTAAGAAGATTGCGCTCGGACTACCGAAAGAAATCGCTCGCTTGGTACATCTTTTGATCGCAACTGAGAAACTTGAGTATCAGCTTACTCAACCCACGATCCAAGAAAGCGGCGAACCCAATATTACTGCTTTTCTCCGAAGCTCGCTATACATTGATTTAAAACTGATGAACTGGTGGAAGGAGCCGGGTAAATTTATTGATCGGGTTCAAGGCGATAACTATTTCCAAGAAGTCATGCTAAGTAAAGCGGCGGACGTCTACAGGCTTGGCGCGTTTTCAAAGACGGTTGGGCAGGAACTGGAGAATGGAATCGTGGAAACATATGCTAGGCTTTACTCGCCTTCCAGGGCCCAAATAGGCGAAATTCGCAATAAAAAGAAAGCAGACATGCGTCGAATGAAACACTTGCGAACTCTTCGGGCGAAGCTACTTGGTGATAACGATTAGGTGAGCTGCCCCCCGAAACTCGAACACGCTCTTGCAACGAACGGCTGGAATGCGGGCTGCTAACGCAGCATTCGGGCCCGACGCTCAAGGTCGGCTTTGGGCCGTTCGGGACGTGCCCGGCAGATGGGTGACCGAACTGTGCACGCCCGGTCACCCTGCTCCTGTATCAGGAGTGTCGGGTAGGTATTTCACGACAATCCAGCCGTGATTGCAGCCAGTCCAGCACCTCATCCTCAACCCATCCCACCCTGTTAGGGCCCAGCTGTACCCGCTTGGGGAATTGGCTTGCCTTCTCGAGGCGTGCGACGTGTTGCGGTGAATACAAGACCAACTCCTTCAGCTGGCGTTTTGAAAGTATCCTCATCACGATCTCTCCATGTTAGAAGAGCATCGCGATGCCCTAGGGTTGACAAAAGCCCAGGCAGAACCACCTTAACAGCCTTCCAACAATTTGGCGATGTATTCGTCGTACTGAGCTACCGCCTCGCGCATTTCCTCCATGTACGAATGGCGGTTATAGACCGCCGCCACGCCGCTGATAGTGCCGGACACGTGATTCAGGAGCTTTTCCGTCACATGGATCGGTGTGCCCATCCTAGCGTGGATCGTCGAGAATGTGCGCCGCAGATCGTGCAGCGTGAAATGGACAAGGCCGGTTTCCTCCACAATCCGTCGCTGCGACCGTGACCAGCCATTGTATGGCTTGTCATCGGCGGGTGTGCCGAAGACGTACCGGCTGCCACCTTCGATGTCGCGCAACAGCGCCAAAGCTTTCGGTCCGAGCGGAACGGCATGCTCCCGCTTGTTCTTGGTGCGGTCGGCAGACAGTACCAGCAGATCATCGTCGATCTCTGACCACAAGAGGTTAGCGATCTCGCCCTTGCGCTGTCCTGTGAGCGCCAGCAGCGTCACTATGTCGTTGAACCTGCCACGGTGTTTGAGTGTACGCTTCAGCAGCATCCGGAGTTCGTCGTCGGACAGAACGCGTTCACGTGGTTGGGATTTATTTGGCCGTTTCAGCGCTTGCAATGGATTGGCTGCAAGATACTGGCGGCGTACCGCCCAGTTGAAGAACACCTTGAACGTGGTGAATGCATAGTTCTGGCTGGATGGGCTCTTGGTGTATCGTTCGATGGCACGGACTACTTGGCCTTGTGTGATGTCTGAAATCGGTCCCTCAAAGGATATGTGAGTGAGGTAGAGCACGTAGCCCTTAAGCGTCGAACCGCGAAGCCGTTGGCGGCAGTCCCGCAGGTATTCCTCAGCAACTGCCTGATACTCGAAAACCGCGTCATGACCACCTGCCTGCACCTGGGTGGCTTGGAATAGCTTTGCCTTCTTGCGCGCTTCGGAGAGTGGCAATTCGGGGTGGCGGCCAAGCGTCTTCAAGCGCCGGTCGCGGCCATACATGACGACATAGGACTTACGTTTGCTTGAACACCTGACGCCGAAGCCGGGTGTGGTTTCGTCCCAGTATGTGACCTGGCTCTTCTCCGGCAGTGAGAGCTTCTTGACGCCAAGATCGGTGAGCCGCATCTTCATTTTAGTCTCTTTTTAGTCTCTCAAATCGCATGCATAAGGGCGGTATTCTATGTTCACCTATGCGCATGACTTTTACCTAACTTACTGTTTTTATACAGAAGATGAGAAGCAGTGTACAGCAATGTTTACCCCCGGAATCTGACTGTTAATCAATTGGTCGTAGGTTCGATCCCTACCGCCGGAGCCATAAAAAACCCTTTAAGGTGAGTGCCTTAAAGGGCTTTTTTTGTTTAAGCGGCAACGCTCAGCTCCCTGTGCGTAAGCACTATGTAAGCAATATCTGTCAAAGCCATTCAACGTGCTTACACGCATCGCTTACAAGCCCAAACTTAGAATGGCGGTAGTCCTGCAAGAAGCGATCACCGATTAGTCAGGCGGAGAACTTGGGAATTGTTCCTCTTGGTCATCCTGAGTGTTGTGTGTTGGCGGAAGTATTTCTATCGGCACGTCCCAGCGGCGTATGTCTAACTGCTCATCGCGGATTCCTGCGAGTGTCAGCGCCTTGTAAACGTCTCCGAAAGCGATCAGGTCTTTTGACAGTGGCGTGCTGCCTTGCAAAACCCAAACTTCAAAATCAGTTTCCGAAAGAGTGATGCCAGTGCCTTTTTCCACGGCCCTAAGAGCGAAGCGCCGGGCTGGAGTGTATTGAGCGTTGTCGGGTTCGTACTCGCCAGCGAGAATAGACAGCCCTAATCTAGCAAGTTCGAGATCAAGTTTGCGGTCGTCCGTTTGAAACTGGAACCAGCCCGTAGTGACGCCAACGACTGCGGTGGCGACGCCTCCGCCTACGAAACCTAGTATCGTTGAAAGGCGAGTAGCCTTGGCGTTCAATTCAGCTATGCGAAGCTCCAGAGAGTTTTCGTCCATAAACAATGCCCTATCAAATGCTGTCACTAAGGATAATACGTTTTCAACATAAAGGCGAGTTGATTGCCAGTCTTGGCTATACAGGCTTTAGCTTGTCAGCAAAAAGGCGAAGGCTGTCTAGATCAAGGGGCGTGATCTTGGTTGAGACGCTGTGCGCCAGCCTGCGCAGTTCAAACAAATCAGGGTCAGTGAAACCTTGAAGGCGTAGAGCCGGAACATCCGCGTCTAGGATCATCTGCACCAGCTTGGCCGCATAATCGCGTTGTTCTGCGTCGGTCGGGTTCGGGGGCAGTGTCGGGAAAATCTCGGCGGGGGTCATGATGCCTCACAGGCTGTTATTGCGGATCGGCACAGGTTGATCAGTGGGCACCGCTTGCACACGATACTTGATGGTGCCGCCCATGGCATCGGTGCCCCGGATTTCCGTCACCTGATAGAATATCCCGTCATACAGGATCACGGCCCGGTCATCGGGTTGAGCCTCGCTGATTATGGTCAAGTCAGCATCACCCGAATAGTTGGTGTCGATTATGAATGTGTCGTCTCGGGTGAAGTCTCTCAACCCATAGGTTTCTTCACTTAGATCATATTCAAAGATTCCAGCAGCGTCTGTGATCCCACGGCCCTGTTCATCCACGGCAACGGTGTAGACGCTGACCGGTTTCCATGCCGGGTTGTGGCGTGCAGCACGTTTCAGGGTCGCGGCGTAGGTCATGCGTCCTGTTCCTCAATCTGAGGCTTTGCAGTGGGCAACGTCACGCCCTGCCAGCCCACCAGAGCCATGGCAGTGGCCAACGGCACGCCCGAATTGACCAGCACACCCACCGCACGGGCACGGCCTGCCACATCGCTGGACATCATGTCGTCAATGCCCAGACGGGACACGCCCAGCTTGGCGGTCAGTTCGGGGGTGATTTGCCGGGCGATTGGTTCAACGGTTTGCAGTGCAAAGAGCCGGTATGCTTCGCGCATGGCTCCTGCGTTTCCTGAGCCGGTAACCAAAGATGGAGGAACACCAGCAGCCAAAACAATGCGCTGATGTAGGGCATCGGCTTGGGGATTAATATCAAGTTTCCGGAGGTCCGGTGTGAGTTCGACACGGTGCAATTCCTTCCTATCGCCGCCTGTGTGGGTGGCGTGATCAGCTTTCGACGTCACCACGGCCAAGGAACCATTGCGCAGCCCTGACAGGGCCTTGCCTTGCTGTTCTTCGGGGATGTTCGCGGGCATCGGCAACAGGCCCTTGCCAGCCATCGGCAGAGCTGACGAAACCGCCTGTTCAATCTCGGCCACCAATGCCGGTGACGCGCCCATAAGCGCAAACGGTGATCGACCGCGCCACGGTTGCGCCGGGTCCGGGTTGATTTTGAGTTTCAACACCTCGGGTTCCAGAGCCTTAATCGTTTCCGTGGTATTGGGCTTGGCTATGTGAAGGTGATACCGCCCATTGCCCAATTCATCCCAATACGCTACCGGCACCAGTTCCAGTTCATTTGCGTGAACCCGGATGTGCCAGACGCTTTCACCACGCAAGCACAGGTCCAGCCCGATGGACGCCAGAATGTCCGGGGTCAGTACGTTCGCCAGAGGCTCAGGGGTCAGCATGGTGAAGGCACGTGACCATGCGCCAACGCAGGCCCCCACGGTCGCACTCAGGGTGGCGGAACCGTCCATTTGCAGGTTCTTGCGCTTGGCGTCGATGTATTGCGCCGTGACGGTCGGAAACGCGCTGCGCTGTTCCATCTCGGGTTTGCGTTTGAAAGGCCAGATCACTTGCGCACCTCACTTGCCAGCATGGGACCGGCCCCGGAGGCCCAGAACAGTCCCATGAGGCTTTCACGGGTGAACCCGCTGTCACCAGCATTCTGTGATTTGAATTCCCGCCGCTGCGGCATCTGCACCAGTTGATACAGGGCGAGATTGGCCACGGCTTGGATCACATGGGCCGGGGGTGTTCCCGGATCGACTGCGCCCACTTGAGTGATCCGCCAAGTTTCAGTCACCGGGGTGTCAATGTCGATCAGGCCCGCGATGTGTTCAACGTCGAATACCACCCACTCGCCATTGGTGCGGCGCTCAAAGGTGAATGCGTCGGGTGCTGGGTGCCAAGGCCAGCGATACACGCCAATGCCTTTCACCTGAATAATGCGCTGCGCCGCTGTCACGGGATAGCACCGACGGTCACAGAAGGCTTCGGCCTGCGCCCATGCGGTTGCAATCATGGCTGTGGCCTGTGCTTCGGTTGCGCCCGCTTCAAGGGCCACTTCGCTGGCCACGGGGCTGGTCGGCAGTGCGCCGCGCGTTTCCTCGTTGTGCAGTGTATCAATCATCATGGCAGAGCGATCCTGTGGCGGGGTTTCGTGGTGGCGTGGGCCATGGCGCGCAATTCAGCTTCGCTTGCCTCATAGGCGGGGCGCGTCACCAGACTGAGTTCATACAGCAGCAAGTGCGCCAGTTCGCGGATCATCACGCCGGGGTTGCCGGGTTCTGGCACCAGTTTTTCAGCATCGGGCACCACGTCTTTTGGCGGCACACGGAAACCGGGCGACACGCCCTTGATCAATCCCGCGCCCAACATGGCCAGAGCGTCGGTCACGTGGGTGGCGCGTTCGGCCCCCTCGGGAATGGTGGCGATGAATTCAAGGAATTCTTCGGTGTCATTGAACACCAGATTGCCCGCTTTCTTGCTGGCCAGAGGCTTATCAAAGCTGTGGCCCACCAGCATGTTCACTTCGCGGTCAGGGTCTTTGAGGGTGAAGTCAAAAGCCCCCGGCAGAATGGTTTCCTTGCGCACGCTGCCCCGGTCGGACAACACGGCAAGGGCCTTGTAGGGAAAGCGACCCACAATCGTGGGTCGCCCCCCGCGTTGCCGCACCTCAAGGGATTGTGCGGCCCATATGGCGCGGCATTCCATCGTTACGCCTCCGTCTTGGCGACACCCGTCACCTTGAGAAAATGCGAGGCTTGGCGCTGCACCAGCACGTCAGGGAAGGTGAACACGGTCAGGGCCACCTTGCCCGTCTTGCTTTCGCTGTAGGGGTCCACGATCAGTTCAGGGCTTCCCCACATCGGCACGTAGGCGTGACCGGCAGTTGCCCCGATGTATGCCGTTGCCGTGTCGCCTGCGGTGTCACTGACTTGGCTCGAAAACGTCAGTTTAGACGTCAGTTTCTTCACCATGTCGAATTGCGTCAGGGCATCGCCAAACGAGGTTTTCAGCAGGCTGGCCAGCATGAACGGAACCCCGGCAATGTGCAGATTGCCCATGCCGTTCAGCTTTGCCGACACCATGACTTCGGTCAACCAGTCCACCCAATTTTCATAGGTGGCTTCTTTGGCGCTGGCGCTCTTGGTCGGAATGCTGGCGAGGTTTTCAAGCCCGGTCGGCTGTTCATCGGCCCCGGTGCCTCGGAACACGGCAAGGTCCAGTGCTTCCCGGATCACCTCGGAAAGGTCACGCCGCAGCATCGGTTCCAGTGCGGAGTTTTCCCGAATTGCTTGGCGGGTCAGCAGATACCGCGCTGTCAGGGTGCGCAGTGCCGGTTCGGCCACGGTCGTGGTGATCGCTGCGGCATCAGCGCCGGAACCTTCACCCACCCACGATGCAGACGCGCCTTGTGTCATTTCGGGGAACCGGGGCTTGCCTGCCACTTGCAGCGTTTGCACGCCAAAGGACTGCGCCGCCGATTGCTCGAACACCCGTTCCAGAGCGTTCATGGTCGGACGGCTGGCCAGCTTGCCCGCGCTTGTGTCCGGGGCAGTCACGGTTGCATCCGCACGGCTTTCCAGTGCTTCCCACGGCAGATAGGTGCCCCGGTTGGCCTTGCCGTTGCGGGTTTCGAGTTCTGCAATAACTTCGGCTTCGCGGCCTTCAATGACGCGCTGCCCTTCAAGGCTTTCCACCAGCGTGGCCAGATCGAAGGCGCGGCATTCGGCGGCAAAATCCTTGTCCGCGTTGTCAGGTTCCTTGATCTTGTCGCGTTCGGCGCTTTCGAGCACCAGAGACGCGCGAAGGTCAATCTCGGCGTTCTGGTAAGCGTCCGTGAGGCTGCGCAGTTCGGTGCGGCCTTCGTCGCTGATTTCATCGGCCTTCTGAATTTCGGCAAGTCGTTCACGGCGTTTGCTCTGAGCCAGTTTGATTTCATCGCTTTTCAGCATCTTTCTTTATCCTTCAATTTCCAGAATTCGGGGGCGTGCAATTGTTTGCACGGAGGTCAGGTCGGCTCATTTCATGGCGGTTGCCCCTTACCGTCCGGGGGAATTCCAGCCATCGCCAGGAACAACTTGCGGCCTGGTACGTTGCTGCGCTTGATCGGCTTGGGGCCTTTGCGGCGCTTGCCTTCCCAGCGTTCGGCGTTCGATTTCTTGGAATGGCAGGACTTGCAGAGCCATTGCAGGTTGCTGCGGTCATACTCACTCAGCCCGTGGGCCTCGCATTGGGCGCGGGGAATGATGTGATCGGCCTCGCCATGCATCCCGATGTATCGCTTGCACGATTGGCACAGGAACCCGGCAGACAGGGCCACGGCTTCGCGGGTGTCGCGATACCATGCCGCGTGATCAAGGATTGTCCGCCCAACGCCCATTATATCACCTGCACTTCATATTCGGGGGTGACGGCATCGCGTTCTCGGTACAGGGCAGACGCGGCAAGCACGATTGCCTGAGCCACGTCGATACGGCTCAGAAGGCTGGACTTGACCAGCTGCACCGCGCCTGTGGCATGGACACGCACGTCAGCTTCGGCAATCCCGGCTTCAATCAACCGGCTGCGTTGCATTCTCAGAGTGCCAGACAGGAAAAGCTTGCGGGTGGCTCTCACATCGGCGTCACCATCGCGGGGGCCTTGGCCACGGAATACGGGTTGCCAGTCCAGCTTGGCGCGGCCCAGAGCGTTCAACAGTTCATCGCGCCGGTATCGGTCGCACGACACGTTCACCACCGGGTGCGGCCCGATCATCCTGACCACTTCGGGCAAGAATGCGTCCAGATCGGTGATCCGGCCCGGTGTGGTGAACAAAGACCCTTCGGCCTCGCATTGGGTGTAGACGTTGCCTACACGGTCGCGTTCGCCGCGTTCATGCAGGGTCATACCTTCGCCGGGAAAGGCCCCGATTGCCCGCACAAGACCGCTTTCATAAACGGCGCAAGCGGCGGTCATGGATTGAGAACCTCCAAGGTCCAGCCCCAAGAAACAGGCTTCGCCGGGTTCCGGTTCGGCCTTGGGGTCATAGCAGTTGCGCAGAGTATCATAGGACACCAACAGTTCGCGCGCCGGGTTGCCGGGAAGGTTCAAATGCGAGGTCTTGAAGTCTTCAAGCGTGCCCTGTGCCACGGCCTTGTCAAAGGCATCACGGATGAACGCCTTGGACTTGATTTTGAACCCGCCCGGTGTCGCCTTTTCCCATTGTTTGGGGTTGCCGGGGTCCGCGTCTTTGTCGGCTGCGTGAAGCTGGACGTAGGTTCTTGGGTCCGGGGCTTCGATCAGTTCGGCAAACTTGGGACCGTCCAGCCGGGTGCCGGTCAGAATTTGTGAACCGTCCCGTGCCGCCAGTGCGTTGAATGTCGCGTCAAAGATTTCGTCTTGGCGACGGGGGAACAATCCGGCTTCGTCCAGAATGGCAAGGTCAACGTCATCGCCGTGACCGGACTTGCTGTCACCGCTCAACAGTTGGCAGGAGGCTTTGCCGATTTCGAGTTTGCCGGGGTTTGGGGCATGGCGGAATGCAATTTCGTCTTCCCGGTCAACGGCTGTCATCAGGTCAATGGCGGCCTGTGGTACAAACTTGGCGAACCGCGCCGTGGGGGCCACGCTCACCGCCTTGAACATGGGCCGATAGATCGGGCTGTCCTTCAGGGACCGCGCCAACAGCAACAGCCCCATGAACGTGGACTTGCCCGTCTTGCGTGGCAGGGAAAAGATCAGGGACCGATAGCGGGGTGATCCTTCGGCCTGTTCCAGATACGCGGTCAGAAAATCCAGTTGGAACGGATGAATGGTCAGGGGCTGGCCCGCAGAGATACCGGCAGGAACCACAAACGTGTCACGCGCCCACTCTTTCACCGCCAACGCCTCGGGGCTGTGGGGAATGGTCTGTCTCGGTCTGGCAAGGCGCAAGGCCATGTGGAACTCTCCAAAGGCAAAACTGAAAAGCCCCGCTCCACTCCGAAAGTCTCAGCCAAATGGGTTCTCCTCGGCAGGGTTCCCTTGGGCCTATGGGGGTGGCGTCATCTGACAGTGCAATTATTTGCACGCTTCAATCTTGCGGGGTGCCGTTTGCTTCTGCGTCCCGTTCTGCTGGACAGCTAAACCAGCGACACCATGGGGGTGTCAGAACGAACCGTTTAGGTGTTGCCCTGTCCCGTCGAGAGTGTACGGCAGTCCCTAATTGAGACAGGGCAAAGGGGCATAGCCCGTAGTAATCCAAACGCCGCGCCATGCTTGCGGTGATAGTTACAAATGTAACCACATTAAGTCAAGACCGTTCGGGTGGCGTTGTCGTCGCGCGCGCGCGTTATTCAATTCACTTCCTGTTATCTAAGGGTCATTCCTCAAACAGTGCTGATAAATCAGTTTTAGGTTTCTCCATATCAGCCTTGATCTTGTCGAAGATTGAGACGTGGCCGCTGTCCCCTTCCACTTTGTCCCCTTTCACTTTGTCCCCTTTCACCTTAATAGTAGGGGCCAAATTTGGACCTTCATCGGGTTGGTAAGTGCCAGAATTGGCCCCTACCGATTGGGCATAAGGGCCAGATTTGGCCTTTACCGGGGGTGACACAAACGGGTCGGGCTTTTCCTTGTATCGGTGCATTGCCCAATCCATGGCGTCGTCCAAGTCTTGCACCCGCTGACTTGATCCATACGCCTTGTCGGATCGCATTAACTTGCCGACAAATGGCAGTGTCTTTGCCTCCAGTGGTTTGGGGCCACATTTCACAGATCGGTCGCACAGGTAGCGCAAAACGCGAGGCTTCTCGTGAGCATCCAACCTTCTGAACATGTCCTTGTTGAGTTGTTGCAGCAATCTCAACAGGGGCGTGGATGGGGCCAAGTGCAGCACGTGTTGACGGTCGCCCAAATGCGCCTTGCGGCGTTCGATCAAGTCCGCATCATCCAGCAGGTTCAGAATTCGCTTCGACGTTCGGTAGGACGTTGCCACGCCATAGAACACAAGCTGGTCATGGGTTCTGAACAGCCATTCGCCGCCTATGTGTCTGTCAAGCCGGGGGCTTCGATAGTTCCAGTTTCTCAGCACGTGGTAGAGCATCGACACGCAAGCGTCATGGCTTTGCAGGGGCGCTAAGGCCCCCACCACAAGCCTGAGTTCATCCGGCTGTCTTCGAAGGTCTTCAAAGGCCGTATCACGGTCACCGGTTGGCTTTTGCCACTTCTGTTTTGCCATCTGATCGCCCTCAGCCTACCCGGTTAGCTTCAATGAAGGCTTTCAAGTCATCAATGTGATACCGCACGCCACCGCTCGGCAGTTTGATGAACGGGATTTTGGGCGCGATGCCTTCCTTCTTGGCGTACCATCGATCACGGACCAGATACGCGTTGGACAGGCCCAGCATGGTTGCCGCCTGCGTTTCAGTTAGCAACGGGTTAACGGTGATCGGCTTTGCGCTCACTAGTTCTGCAACGCTCTTGGGCGTGGTCGGTTTGTTCAGTTTTAGACCCATGGGTCTATTCCTTCCTCGGTTTGTCCGAGTGGAATTGACCAGCACGGACGATCACAGATACGCCCACCGGGGTGGACACTCTGAACCGTCAAAAGCCTCCGTGCCTCAGGTTCGGCGCTAAGGGTGGCGTAGATGATCAGCGATTGTCAACCACCTTCATGAGGCAACAAGAAAGCCGTGCAAAGTCATATATTTGCACGGCGTAATTATGATCAATGAAGGGTAATGAACGCTATAAGTCCGCGAATGCAACGGCAGCGTCAGGCGTCAATGCCCAAGTCAAAAGTCCATCTGGTGTTCGGACCACATTGACCAACAATCCACTGAAGAAGCGCCTGCTCTCGCCGTCGTCGCCTTCATCGCCAAGTGGAAACGCCATAGGGGGCGGCGTCTCGTCCAAAACAGGCATAAACACGTCTCGGCACATTCCACCAAACTTCATGTTGAAAGGACCTTCACCCTTCCATCCCATCGTGTTGGCGTGGATCGCAGTACGCGCCCCCGGATAATTGCGCACAAGTCGGATCATATCCTTTTGCCAATCTTTCAGCGTTGCGGCAGCGTCCTTGAGCGTCTGTTGTCTGCGGTTCATTGAGTCGGCCCTTCTTTGGTCAGTTGGTCGATCTTATCGGACACCAATTGAGCATAGGGGCGCAAGTCCTCGGGATCATCGCTTGTAAGGTAGTGGCCTAGGGTGACGTCTGAGCCAGTCGCGTGATTGAGCATCCGTTTAAGCATGGACAGGGGCGCAATCTGTTCCGCCTGAATTGCGAAGGTGCGGCGTAGATCATGGAAGCTGAAAGGTTCACCATACGCCTTGCGCGCCCTGTCCAGCGTCTTGCGAGGGTCGCCAAGGGGATCAGTCCCCCAAATGAATTTCCCCGCTGTTTGGCGCTCTCTGAGCCTCTCCATGATTGCGACCGTTTGGCTGGCCATGGGCAGGATCAGGGCTTTGCCGTTCTTGGCCCGCTCCGCCGATATGGTCAGGGTGTTGGCGGTCATGTCCACGTCACCCCATGTCAGGTTTGACGCTTCGGCCTTGCGCAAGCCGGTGCGCACCAGCAGTTCCACAAAATCCGCGAAGTCTGCCCCTGCGTTCGGATAGCGGTTCGAGTTTGTGGCAGCTGCGGTTTCAACGGCTGCAAAGAATGCCGGGAAGTCTGTGATGTGATCCGTGCGCGCCTTCGGTTTGTGCCAGCGTTTCAGATCGGACAGACGCGCCACCGGGTTGGCTGGCAGGGTGGCCACGCCTTCATTCGTCTTGGTCGCGGCAATGGCGTGATTGTAAATCGCCCGCACATACCTGAACACCACATTGGCCACGCTCTCGCCGTTTTCCTTCGTGATCCGGTCAAAACGGGACACCACCGCAGCCGGGGTGACGTCCTTGATTTGGCGCGTTTGCCAATCCTCGAGATACCAGCCCACGCAGTTTTCAATGTGCTTGGTAGTGCTGGCCTTGTGCTTCCGGTCTTTCAGGTACAAGCCCACGGCATCACCAAACGTCATGCCCTTCGCCTTGGCTAGCGCCTTAGCCGCGTTCGGGTCTTGCCCCGTGGCCATCTTGCCGATTTGCTTCTGAGCCTGTTTCCTCGCCTCTGCAACAGACAAGGTGCCGACAGGCGCGAGAGACACCCGTCGGGTTTTGCCCCCTACCCGGTTCTGAGCAATGAAGGTCTTGGCACCAGCCGTAACCCTCACACCAAAGCCGGGTTGTTTGGCGTCCCAATGGATCACCTGCTTACCCTTTTCAGGTTTCGGGAAGGCTTCGATTGACGTGGCTGTCAACGTTGTCTTGGTCATGTGGCGGCCCCTCCGCAGGTACATTGTGTAAGCACTATGTAAGCAGTATTAGTCCAAATCCTTCAATACATGTAAGCAACACAGGGATACAAAAACAAGGCCTAGCTGTTGTTTTTAAATATAATTCAGTGTCTTTCAGGTTTCATCAATACATACACACAGAAGACTGTTAATCAATTGGTCGTAGGTTCGATCCCTACCGCCGGAGCCAAAGAATTCAAGGGCTTAGCAATAATTTGCTAAGCCCTTTGGCTTTTTCAGTCTCTTTTTAGTCTCTTGGCTGGCCAAGTTTTTGGGCAGCCAGCTATGTGCTCTGATGTTCATGCTAGCACTGTTGGTCCGCACAATTCTTAGGTGGTTCTACTACCCGCGGTTCGGCGAGGATTTGCGGTGAATGCTATTTGGGCCGCCCGCCCCGGATTCGCATATAGCAAAGAATTACGGTAGACTCGGCTGTGAGCGAGACAGACGCTCGACGTCTCCCAGCTTGTTGGTCCCCCAAAAAACCGCCCCCGTACGGAGGCGGAAATACACTATGTGGATTAGTCCCGGTGACTACTCGCTCTTGCTCAGTATTCGCTCGCAAGCATGACTGACAGCACGCGTTGTGTGACGTCTGGATTGGCGGCGTCGGGTGAATGGTATTTGAGGTCCCGGTCGAAGTAGTCGATCTTCCAGAAGATCTTCGCGCCAGCGTGGCTGAACGCTCCGAAGTCGTGTTCGCCGTGCGGATCGTTGGCCTCAGAGAAATCGTCGAACTCCGCAATCTTTGCCAGAATGGCTGCGATACAATCGTCTCCAAGGGATTGAATGCCTTCGGTGATGACCACGGTTCCATGCATCACCTCGCCGTGCCGGAAGGCGTCGTTGAGGCGGCGGATGCGTTTTGTGCGGAAGGGTTTGTCGATCTCCCAGGCGAGCGTCGTGTCGCCCCGCAGGCTTCGCAATGGCAATTGTCGAAGATCGCCTGGAGGTCCCATTTGCCGGTCATCTTGTTCCAGATGGCCCAGGCGTCGCGCAAGACGGCCGATGCCTTGCAGGTGCAGCACACCGGGTAGGCGCCAACCAGCCCGCTCTTGTCAGGTGATATGTCGTGCATTGTCTCTCTTCCTTCGCTGGGTGGCCGCCCGAACCGATTTCGGGCGCACCCGCCGAAGGACGAGAATGGTGACGGCGGAAAAGAACGTTTCTGGCTTCAGTATAGGCGCTTGTTTCTACTCGGCTACTGCCCCTCCCGGTCCCGATTTGCACGCCCACGGCCCTATCCGAATTTGCCGGCAGAACGGATACTGATGCGATGCATACGGCTGTCACAACTCTGGGGTTGGCCTGGAGCCGCTACGGCAGCCGGTCCTTCGGCATTCGCCTCGCCGACCGGATGCAACATCTCTACATCATCGGACAGACCGGAACCGGCAAGTCCACGCTGTTGCTGAACATGGCGTTGCAAGATGCGGCCCTGGGTGCCGGGTTCTGCCTGATCGATCCGCATGGTGATCTGGCCGAAGATCTCGCCCGACGGCTTGGCAAGCGGGCGCTGGTGTGGCGGCCATTCGACCCGGATTGCCTCCTCGGGTACAACCCGCTGACGCGCACGACGTCGGCGCTGCGCCCGCTGGTAACCTCTGGTCTAATCACCACTTTGCGACATCAATGGGCTGATGCCTGGGGCGTGCGCATGGAGCATTTGTTGCGCCACGCAATATTGGCATTGCTGGATCAACCCGCCACCGATCTGCGCGATATCATGCACCTGTTTCTGAACCGGGAGTTCCGCAAGACGGTCATCGCGCACATCATTGATCCGCAGCTCCTGCAGTTCTGGACCGAGGAATATCCGGGCATGAACTACAAGACAGCCGCGGACGGCGTTGTCCCGATCGCCAATAAACTGGGCACTTTCCTGAGCCACCCGGTGGTGCGACAGGCGCTCTGTGAACCCATCGAACCGCTCCGGTTCCGGTCCCTAATGGACGACGGCGGCATCCTGATCGTCAACCTCGCCAAGGGGCGGCTCGGGTCGGACATCGCCAACCTGCTTGGCGGGCTTGTGGTCTCATCGCTGACACATGCGGCCTTCACACGGGATCTTGGCAGCCCGCGAAGGCCCTTCATGCTCTACGTGGATGAGTTCCACAACTTTACCACCGATGCTTTGGCCGAGACTTTGTCGGAAACCCGCAAGTACGGGCTTTCGTTGACGCTGGCTCAGCAGCACTGCCGACAGAGTTCAGAGGCGCTCTTTGCTGGTATCATGGGCAATGTTGGCAGCCTGATTGCCTTTCGCACCGGAGCGCTCGACGCAGGGCTCATGGCCCAGCAGCTGGGTGAGATCACGCCAGATCAGCTGATCACGCTACCAAATTACCAGACCCTCGTGCGCTTGATGGTGGACGGCACGCAGACCCGGGCCTTCTCGGCAGAGACGTCCCCGCCACCAGACCACAGGCTTTAACCCCCTCATGTTATGAAATATTCCATCTACTGCCGGAAATCCCAGGAAGCGGAGGACCGGCAGATCCTCTCGCTGGAAAGCCAGCAGGCCGAAGTTGAGCGACTTGTCGGCCAAAACGCGGATATCGAAATAGTCGATACCTTCATCGAGGCCTTCAGCGCAAAAGCGCCGGGACGTCCGCAGTTCAACGCCATGCTTGAACGGATCGAGAAAGGCGAAGCGCAAGGTATCATCGCCTGGCACCCCGATCGCCTTGCCCGCAACTCGATGGATGGCGGTCGGATTATCTATCTGCTCGACCAGCGTCGCATTCGCGATCTGAAGTTCAGCACCTACAGTTTCGAGAACAGCAGCCAAGGCAAGTTCATGCTGAACATCATCTTCGGCTACTCGAAGTACTACGTCGACAGCCTGTCCGAAAACGTCAAACGTGGTCAGCGCGCCAAGATCAGGAACGGCTGGATGCCGAACCGGGCGGCGCTTGGCTATCGCAATTGCCGCGAGACCCAGAAAGCCTTGCCCGACAGCAAGCACTTCCGGGTCGCCCGGGATTTGTTCGACCTGCTTCTGACCGGTCAGTACTCAGTTGCCGAGATCCACCGGATTGCGAGAGACACTTGGGGCTATGTCACGCCGGTCCACAAGACGACCGGTGGAAAACCCCTGTCACGGTCGCAACTCTACCGTCTGTTCACCAATCCGATCTATGCGGGCTACGTCAGGTGGAACGGCACACTCTATCCCGGTGCGCACGAGCCTGTTGTCTCAAAGGCCGAATTCGAGCGGGTCCAGCAGATTCTCGGGCTGACGCCAGAGACACGTCCGGCAAAGCAGGCGTTTGATTACGCAAAGATGTTCACCTGTGGCGCCTGCGGCAAGGCCATCACGGCGGAAAGAAAACGCAAACCCAGCGGACGAACATACGTCTATTATCACTGCACCCGAGTGCATACCTCGCCGCGATGCACCCAGCCCTCCATCGAAGAACGTGATCTTGCCGCCCAGATCGACGCGTTTCTGAAGGCCATCTATATCCCGAAGAAATGCGCCCGGGAGATCGTTGCAGCACTCCGTGAGATACCAGACAACGAAGCCGAGCGGCAGGCCGAGCGCTTGCAACACTGCGAGGCCACAATCGGGCGGATCGAACGCAAGTTGGTCAATCTCATGGATCTACGTCTGGATGACCGCATTTCCGATGCCGCGTTCGAGACCAAGCAGTTGGAATTGCAGGTTGAGCTCGATGCCGCACGTGAAAGAGCCAGGTCAGCAGCCGCTTCAACGCAAATATTCGAACCCCTTGAAATACTGATAAAGTTCAGCAGCAGAGCCAGATCCTTGTTCAAACAGGGCAGCAGCACCGAGCGTGCACGTATCCTGAAAATTCTGTGTTCGAACCCGCAAATCATCGACAAGAAACCCTTGCTTCGCCCCATGAAACCCTTCGAAGACCTGCGGAAATTGCGCGACATTCTCATTCAGCGGAGGGAGTGGGATTCGAACCGTCGGGGCGCTGAAACAGTATCATATGAATTGATCGCGATGTGTAATCCGGGGCAGCACCTTCCTTCTCACGCTCCCCAGGCCGTAAACGCCTTCGTCCGTTCGCCATCGACCATCAGCCTAACCATCATCCTGTAGTTCGGCATTGCGACGAGATCGCGCGGATCGACCCCATCGAAGTGTCGGGAGAGACTGGGTGCATCCATCGGACTGGTACGGAACGCAATAACCGTGCCGACATTGCCAAGGATAGAATCCAAAACGTCTGAGCCTCCCCCTTTGAAGTGGTCCGCCCCTATGATTAGGAAAGCTGAGGATCAGAGATGGCCATTAAAAGACCCAAGCCCGAAGAGATTGTCGTGAAGTTGCGGCAGGGTGAAGTTCTGATGGGGCAAGGGATGCCCCGGATTGATGCGATCAGACAGATCGGAGTGACGGAACAAACCTATTAC